GCATCTTGGTCACCGCGTCAAGCTCGGCCTTATTCTGATTGGCCTGAGAGTTCATAATCTGCTGGTTGACCTTGGCCTCGTTGATGGTGTCGGTGTTGTACGCCCGCGAGGTGACATCCATGAGCTTCCTCTTGGTCTCGCCCTCTTGTTTCATCATCTCAATGTCACTTCGGTACTGCTTCTCAAGCTCCATAGCCGCAATCATCTGTTGCATATCGGCAATCTGCTTCTGGGCTTGCATGAGCTGCATTTGGATCTGGGGCGGGATCTCGGACTTCTCGTCAATCTGGGCCAGCGGGTTGTTAGCCGCCAGACGGTCGGCAATGACCTCAGCCCCCGGAAAGTCCATGTTGCGGAACACCAAGTCACCCGCAAGGTTAAAGAGTTCCTGATTGGTAGAGATCATGGGCATCATGGCCTCGACCGCCTCCTGACGCTTGCTCTGGTAGCCGGGGCCGGTGTCCATGTAGACATCGTATTCGCCCACGGTTACGTCATTAAGAACCTTTTCTACGCCCATCTCGTCTTGAGTCCGTTGGTTCAGGGTAACCATCTCGGGCTTCCCATCGTAGCCAATGATCCGCAGAACCCGTTCCCGGTCGTAAATCTTGGGGATCAGGTCAAGGATGATCCGACCCGTGTGCTTCATCGACCGAACAAGGTTGTCGTAGTAGTGGAAGTTGGTCATGTCCTGTTGCATCTGCTGACCACGGATGGCCTTGCCAGACATATTTCCTTGGGGCAACTGGGACGGATCAAAGATACCGACTACTGACTGTAAGTCCTTATCAATGGACATCGCAGCCGCAATAACACCGGCGGGCGGTGGCTCTGGCTGGAGTCGCTGTGGAGCCGGGGCTTCCTTGCCATTGATGTCTGTCTGCTTGTAGCGCAAGACCGGCATGGACTTGATGTTAGCTTGCGCCCACTCGTTCTCATGGCCTTCGTCCTGACCTTCAGCCAAGAGCCACTTGGCCTTGGGAGCCAGAGCGATGCTCTCTGTAAGACTTGTCTGCCAGTAGTTGTACATACGCTGAGCGTCCTTGGCGTTTCGCACCAAGCCGTACTTCTTGCGCTTGTCCTCAACCGTGAGTTGCTGACCGTAGACCGGAACCACGGGGATGTAGCGCCCTGACCAATCGCGCTCCTCAAGGATCTCTAAGCCCGTGAGCTTGCACCACTTGATCTGCTTACGCATGGTCTCGCGCTCGCCCACCACCATAATCCCTGCCGCAGCTAGGATCTCAGGGCTTGGGGCCTCGTCCTTGTAAACCTTTGTGCCGTCAGACAGAAGCAATAACTTGGTCTTTTTGCGCTCAACGTAGAAATACTCGGCTACCCGGATGTCCTCTTTCTGTACCCAATCGGGGTCAAAGTCACCCGTTCCGCGCTGGTTGAAGTCACCGCCGTCATCTGCTCCCGGGTACTGGATTTTGAAGTCATCCTTTGACATCAGGGTAGTAATCAAGACCTTCTCAGCATCTGAGCCGTCAGGCTGGATGGAGTTGGGGTCAAAATAGACTGAGAACGGGTTGTCGATAGGACGGATAAAGATTTCCTGATCAAAGGAATCCTCGCGGACGTAGTCAGTTACGACCCGCCAGTATCCCCAGCCAATCCGCACCGCGTACTCACCAGCCGTATCGTAGGCCGTGTCTGCGTCTGAGTTGACTTCTATGTGCTTGAATATCCCGGTGATGACATCCGCAACCTTTGCGTTGGCCTCGGAGTTCATGGAGTGAGCCCGCATCCGTGGGCGGGACTGACGCATCTGGTTGACTATCTGTCTGACGTAAGCGTCTAGCTTATTGATGGTGAGACACGGTCTGGCCTCAAGGTGTCGGGAGTTCTGAACCTCAATGGGCCATTGGTCACCAGAGGAAAACTTCAGGTCATCGAGACCCTTTTGCCGGTTTTCGGTGTCGGCCTCGTTGGAGAATTTGAGAAAGTCTATGGCTTCCTGTATGCGGGAATCCGCAGGGATAGCACTCGGAACGTCTACTTTTGCCATGTTTTAGCCCATCCATGAGCCCGGAATCTGGTAGACCGGCTTCTTTGGCCCTGCCTTCCGGGGTTCGTTTACCACCAATCCAATGTACCGAAACGCATCCGCACCATGCGAATAGATGTCGTGCAGAGGCGATTTCGAAAACTGTTTCGTATCTGGATCAACATCATACCGATAGTGCCTCAGACATTGTAGCCCCTGATAGCAATTTTCTTTATCAAAGTAGCACTTCTGGAAAATCGTGCGGGCCGCGTTGATTGAGTCCGTGACCGGTACTCTCGGTAGGATTTGAACCTTGTAGTTCGCTCCCCGGACTATGTCCGCAATCGACCGACCGGCAGCCGCCAAGGTCGTGTTCTCCGCGTCATGGGGTAACCAAATGGTGTCGTAAACGTAGCCCAAGGACTGAAGCTGGGCTAAGTAGTAGCTCATGGTCTTTTGGTTGTCCTCCAAGTAGCGGATCAACCGGATCTCAAAGCCTATGAACTGTACAAACCAGATAGCCGTGTTGTCTGCCCAGCCCAAGTCAAATACCGCGTGAACGGGCTTGATAGCGTCATAGGGAACTTTGGTGATCCGACCGTCCATCTCTGCCATGTTCATCTCTTGGGCAAAGACCGCCCCGTCTACGGTTCTGCGGCATAAACCTTCCCAGACGTTTAGGTAGGCGTTGTGGTCGTGGATCTCAAGGTTCTCTTTTTCCTCCCGCAGGGTCTGGGGGAACCACGGGTTATCGCGCCATGTAATCTTCTGGACTATGGCGTTCTCAGGCGGGCTTATGACAAAACGCTGGTAGGTTTCGTCAGTCTCTAGCTCCGGGTTAAAAGTGACCCATATCTCTGAGTTGTCCCTACGAATGGTTGGGATCAAGACGTTCCAGCTAGTCTTGGAGATGGTCTGGGCTTCCTCGCACCAGCAGATGTCTACGCCCTCAAAGGACTTGATAGACATGATGTTGTTCTTGAGCCCCGCAAAGAAGAACTCGGTTCCGTTCTTACCCTTGATCGAGGTGTTGGTTACCTCGTAGAACTCAGCGAGCCCCAAGGCTTCAATCTGGTCGGCCAGTAGCTTATGGACTGAGTCCTTAATTGAGACCTGAAACTCACGGGCGCAAAGAATCCGTAGTGGATCTTTAGCTCCCTTGATTAGCAAGGCTCTGGCTACTCCCCAAGACTTCGCTCCCCCTCGGCCTCCGTAGAGAACCTTGTACCGCTTGGGCTCAAAGAGACACGCAAGTTTGACCGGGAACTCTGCCTTAGCTACCGCCTGTTCCAGCAGCTCGCGGTCAGACATCTATGGTTTCTGGCGGTTTAATGAACGTGACCTGAATGGCGTTCAGTATCGGTGAGCCGTCAGCGTTCTCCATCTGATTGATTTGGATCGCCTTGCCGTCTAGCCTGTCTATGACTTCCTTAACAGCCCAAGCCTCTCCAATCTCAGCCGCAGTCAGTAGCGTCTCTACTATCTTGGGCAGTCTCTGAGGGTTCTGTACCAACGCTTTTCGCAAAGCATCGTGGAACATCTTCCCCTTTACAGCATTAGTATTACCTATCGGTGCGGCCATATTGATTAACTCAATCTATAAGTTCCTGACACGGAATTGGAAATGTAAACTATTCTCGTTTAGATTGCAACCTATTTCTGTCCTAAGAACTGCATCATTGGGTCGTTCTCTGCTTCTTGGTTTCCTAAGAACTGTTCTAACGGGTCTTGGTTCTGTGCGACTAACGGAACCGGTGGCGCACCAACAAACATGGACTTGCCAAACTTCTTGAACAATTCCTTACGTTCTTGGTCATTAGAGTAGAAGTGGATGTCGTTTAGACCTTGGCTTCGCAAGTAGTCAATCGACCGTTTGGGCGTGTCTGCTGGAATGATTGCCCCTTGGAACTCTGACACCGATACTCCCCTTTGGGGCTTGATCTCAAAGTATTCGGTAGGCAATTTTTGCAGTTTCTTAATGAACTGGCCTACTTCTGCCTTTAGTCCTTCGTCCGCACCAGACTTGAATCTATCCAGCAAGTTTATGTTTTTGGCCTGACCAATGTCGTATAAAACGTCCCCACCGCCATATCCATAGCCTTTTTGGTCGGGCAGCTTGTCAATCTTGGCTATCAATGATTGGTACTCGTCAGACACTTGATTTTTTAGCTCTGTGAATTCTTCTTTGGGGACAATCTTGCCCCTCGCAGACTTGACATTTTCTAGGTTGCGGAACTTGGGGGACGCAACTGCCCGTAGATTCCCAAGCCCGTAGTTGAAGTTCTCTGAGCCAGCGCCACCTTTCATTTCCTTCACAAAGTTTTCCAAAGTGGCTGGGGCGTAGCGCCGATTCCCTGCGTTTGTGTATCCTTTGAAAAGCCGTTCCTGAACATTTACGCCAGATTCCGGTAGTTTTTTATCAAAATCCGCAAGCCAATCGGCATATTCAGACTTTAAATTAGACATTTTTTGTTCAATGGCTTGGGCGTATTCCCATTTTTTGTCAAAATCTTTCTTGTTTGGCAACATTCCTTCTTCTTTTAGGAACTTAACCTTCATTACTTCTGAATACCCTCTGTCACCCCAGTTGTCTATCAAACTGTAAACTTTTCGGTTTGCATCAGAATCGGGCAAATCGTCAGCTATGTCCGTAAACATATTCTTGAGGTTCTTCACAGATTTATCGTCAATGATGTAGTTTATGTTTGGAGTTCTAGCCGTGTACGCATCAAAGCCAAACACGGGATTCTTTGCTGACGGGGTTGCCATCTCTTTAGACCCAATCAAAGATATGTCCCCAAACCCCATCATTGGGTTCTCTACGTTAGAAATCGCAATCGATGGGACGGGCATCCCACCTAACTTCTCTACTTTGGCTAGTTTTTCAGGGCTAATGTTGTGATGCACAATCATTTCTTTGCCCGCCTCTACACCCGGAACAAAAGACTCCCTTGCTACCTGACGTAATGGCAAAGTACCCGCAGGGGCAGTCCTAGCCGACATCCCTAACGCCCCAATCGGAACTGATCCGCTGGTCGCAAGACCGCCTCCGAACATATTGAGCGCCGTGTTCAGGGCTTCTTCTTCGTCCAGAACCTCACCCCGCGCAGCTCGTCCGGGTGCTTTAATCGCACGAATAAAGTCGTATAGAACCTTGGGGGCAATGACATCAGGCATAAAGCCCTTCTTGCCCTCAAACATGACGGAGTTCTGCATCTCAGGGCTGACACCGTAGTCAGACCCCAAGCTACCCCGCATCCGGGGCATCAAGGCTAGACGCTCTACCTTCGGGTCAAGGTTAAATAGCTCCGAAAGCGTAGGCATTACTTCTTACCTTTAGTACCCTTTTTGGC